GGTAGCAGTTGTAGGAACGCTATCAGGTGAGACCAGTATAACGTTAGATACAGATGCAGCTATCACGTTGACGGCTGCAATGTGTCGGAACTGCATTAGGATTAATGATGGTAACACAAAGGATTATACTCTGCCTGCTGCTGAAGCTGGATTAGTTGTTATGTTTGACGACATGGCTGGGGCAGTTATTACTATAGATGTGTTTGACGGTACTGATACTATCTACCTTGATGGTGCTTCTGTTGGTGCTGGTGATGCGATTGACTCGCCAGGAGCAGTAGGAAATTCAATCACTTTGATTGGTATCGATGACTCTCGTTGGATAACAAAAGGAATAAAAGGCGTTTGGGTCGATGGAGGTGTAGATTGAAAAAATTTATTCTTATCACTTTATTATTTTCGACTATCACTGTTTATGGACAAGTGGCTTTCTTTGCAGGTGATGAACTTTCAACTATCCTGCATATTGAAGTCCGAGATTACAATGATGACCAAGGCTGTACTGGAAACGCAGACGGCTGGACATGTTACACCTGGTGGAATGATTTTACAGAATTCAAAGATTCAAGTCTTCACTGTGATAATGGTGGATATAACGACTCTGGAGCAAGTGCTGTTATTGGAAATACACAATATCAGGTAAACTGCATTTGCAAAACAGATAATCCAATTAATATGTTTATTAAGAATTATACTACACAGGTAGTGATAGATTCTTTAATAATCTACAGTGACCAGATTGGACATACAACTCATAGATTGACACTGCTTGGGATTTGCAAGCTACCAAATAATGATTCACTGTTACTTGGTGGATATGAGCGCTACAACAACCCTCCGACTATAACTCACCCCGACACGATGTATGGGTTTTGGAAGTGGTTGCCAAATGATACTTCAGCCACCTGGTGCTATAACACAGAAGTTAGTGGCTCATACGCTATGAATGGTCTGGCGGTTCATGGAAATTATGTTTATTCGGTATCTGAAAGGACCGATACACTGGAGGTGGTTGATGTGACAACTTGGACGCAAGTCAATGTTGTAGATATGGGTCAACCTGGTGGATGCTTTCGAGGTATTGCTATTATTGATAACACTGTTTTGATTGGTAACCAAACAGATGCAACAATCGATTACTACAATTTATCAACACTAACCTATATCTCAAGTCGAGATATGAGTGATTTTGTTGACACTGGAAATATATTGTACGGACTTTGGACAAAACAAGAAAATAGGTACTAGATGACTTATCTTATTATACTTCTGCTAATATTTTATCTATCTAATAGTTTCATAGATGCTATTGACCATCATAGGGGTAGTGAAACTTTAGGATTTGTCTGGCATTTCTTTAAGTGGGTTATTTGCCTTCCATCTCTGTTTCTAGCTGGAGTTAGTTTAGTTTCTAGTAATCCATTTTATACTATAAGTATATTTTTTCTACTTTATTACCCAGCTATAATAATTGTATGGATTATATTTCATTTTATTTGGAGACTACATTATAAGTTTTGGAGATGGTACTTTAAAAAATATGGTATTCCAAAGTACTTTTATAGGAGTCATAATGAAGCTTCTTAAATTTTTAAAAATACTAAACAGCTTACTTCAGCATCCTTTTGACTGGGCATGGCACTGTATTGCATGTGCGATACTGGTTGGATTTAATTTAATTAATCCTTTTGCAATGATAGCTGTAATACTTATGCTAGAGTTCGAGCAGGCATCTTGTCTTCAGAGATTGGACGATGTAGAATGGCTTAAGAAAGAAGCATTAACGGACATAGTTGCTGGGTGTGCAGGAGTATTGATTGGAGTTGGTTGTAGACTTTTATTGTTACAACAATACTAACTTTTTAATGTAAGATGTGTTCGAAAATTGAACACACCTTATAAGTGAGGTTAAGATGCCAAAGAAATTAGAAAAGAAGCTAAGAAAATCTGCAAAGAAAAAAGGTCTATCTGGAGTTAGAGCAGATGCTTATGTGTACGGTATTCTAAGAAAGACTGGATGGAAACCTAGAAGGAAGAAGAAATGAGTGGTGAATATTTTGGAAAAATCTTAGATAATGTATTAAAGGTAGCTACTATTGTAGGATTTTTAATTGTGGCATCTATAAATATAGGATACTATAAACAGGCTATAGTTAATACTCAAAATAAAATAGATAGTTTGGAAAAAAATTATATAGTTGATGTTGACAAGAGTAATGTCAGAATGAGAAAAATTGAAATATATCTAGTTTTATTATTGAAGAATGAAGGACTACAAGATGAAGCTGAACGTCTTTATAATTTGTTTGTTGACCCTTTTGGGTCGGACAGTCTGTCTGTGCCAAAATACATATATACAAAACCTTGATAGTATATATGTTTCTACTGGACAGTTTAGTGTTCAGTGGAGTGCTCCTGAAGATGGAATAAGTGTAGATTACTATGAACTTTGGTTTACCAAAGTAAGTGGAATTGATAGTGCTGAAGTTTTATTTCTTCCACAGTACTGTCAAAGAGTATACCACTGGAATTGTACTAAAGATACAATGTCTGTTGTATCAACTATTATATTGCAAGATGGTTACTGGATGATTAATATGAAAGCTGTGAATGATGCTGGAGCATCTGAAGAGTCTCTTCCTGCATTTTTTAGAATAAGTATTAAGGCTCGTCCACCTAAACCTATTATTAAACAGGTGAGGTTGTAATGTCAGAAGCTAGATTTAATTTTGTTCTTGATGGGAGAGCCAGAGAATCTAAAATTGCAGCGTCTGCTTTTTGCAGTGCAGCAGTAGGAAGCCATAGTCTAAAATATATACAGCAAGTTACTACAACTTATGCAGTTCTTCATTGTGCTGCAGATATTACTGTTCCTTCTATATTTATTATTAAAAACGTTTCTAAAGGAGCTACTATATATGTATCATTTGATAAAGGTGTAACAAATCATTGTCCTTTAGAGTATGGTGAGTTCATATATGTTGTTATTCCTTATATTCTTTGGAATGGGGTTAACATACGTATAAAGGCTTCTAGTATAGGATTAGTAGAATACATTATATTAGATAATATAGGTGTATTATAATGAATATATTAAGATACTCTTTAGTAACTAATTTAGATTCTTGTATGATTTCTAATTTATCAGCCATAGCTAAAATACCTATACAATATGTTCAAGAAGGAAGTGTAAAAATACAAAGTATTGCATATGAGGGGCTACCTCTTAGAGCAGATGTATTAGGATTAGTAAGAACTTGTTATGTATTTCTAAAGTCCACTGGAATTAGTAGTGCCAATTGTTATGTATCTCTAGATGGAGGTGCTACTGGAGCTTTAGTTTTATATAAAGGTATGTTTTTATTTTTTAAGTTCTCTGGATTAGTTGCAAATATAAAAATTAAACTGTCTTCTTACGGATTAGCTGAAGACGTTAACTTTGTAATTATGTATTAATATAAGAGGTTGTAATGTCGGTTATCAGGTTTAATTTTAATCTTAGTGGAAGGGTTAGTGATGCTTCTATAAAAGTTAGTACTGTTCACGAACACACTATACGAAACTATTTTGGTAGATATGTAGATATTATAGGTACAACTTATCGGAAGCTACACTATAGCGGTGATTTAGTATTACCAGTAAATTTTTATATTATAAAAAATATAACTAAAGGCGGTAAGCTTTACGTATTGTTTGATGGGTGTACTGATTATACGTGTGTTCTTAACTATGATGAGTTTATTCTAGTTGGTCCTACATGTTGTGGAGAGAACTGTGAAGAAATTTTAGTAAAAGGTAATAAAATAATTAAAATAGAATATATAGCAACTGCAATACCGGTGGTATAATGGGCAATATATTAAAATATACACTTGATGCTAGTCTGGTGAGTAGCCTTGGATTTACAGGGCACTTTGAATTTAGTTGTATAACTGGTTCAGAACTATCCGCTTGTCATGAAGGTAATATGACAGTAATTGACACGTATCTGCCTCTACCTATCGCTGCAACTGCTCTTGAGCTTACAAAGACTTGTTATGTATTCCTAAAGTCCGCTGGAACAATGAATAAAGAATGTGTAGTGTCACTTAATGGTGGTTCTAAATTGTGTATGTATCTTTATGTTAGAGGAATGTTGTTCTTTAAATATACAGGACTAATAAGTAATATTGTAATCAAAACAATGGTAACATCAGAAGAAGAAGAAGTTTATTTCTTAATTGTATATTAACCTAACATAGGAGAAAAGTTATGTTAGTAGGAAAGCGAAGGTTTATTATAGCTGTGATGGCACTGGTATTTGGTTCACTGCTCGCTGGAATGATTATATTGAAAAGCCCAGGAAATGCCAGTGGAGTTATTCAATCTATCGGAATACTATTGTTGGCGTTGCTGTCTCCAGTTATGACTGGAATGGCGTTGGATAAAAATAAGTTAGAGGTAAAAAAATGAAGTTGTACGAACGTCTTACGTTAGTAGGTGCAATTATTATATGTATGTTGATAGTCTACTCCTTTGAAAGTACACGTCAATCAGCCGTAGTTGCTCAGGTGTGGGATGTTAATTATATCTGGCAAGAACAGTATTCTGTAACAACAGATAGTGTACTTGTATTGTTTTCGGTATATTGGAGACAAGCATCACTTCGAGCAAATAACTGTGATGTATTGGTAAAACTGGCTGGAACTGCAGAATCTGATACTTCTGATACAGGAAAGAAGGATTGGATTGCTATTCAAAATGGAGGGGTTATTAGTGTAGAACCTGCTACTGGACTTAGACATATGAAGTATAAAGCATCTAGTGGTTCTGGAACACTTGATATAATTGGCTATAAACAAACTGCACAGTATTAGGAGAAAAATATTATGGCAAATGAACTATCTGTTCATGCTGGGTTAGTCGCAAATCTTAATGGAGCGAATCTCAGCGCAAGTGGCTCTGCTTCAGTAACAGTAAGTGGAGATGCCTTTGTTAAAAAAGTAGTATTAGTTGGAACTGTTAGAGAGGCTGTTGCATCTGCGAGTGATTTAAGTAGTTACGGGTACGTATTTATTAAGAATCTGGATACAACTAATTATATTGAAGTTGGTTGTTATGACTCTGATATCTACTACACAGTAAAGGTAAAAGCTGGAGAAGTTGCGTTATTTCGCTCTGCAGGTAATGCTCTTTATGCTAAAGCAAATAGTGCAGATGTACTTATTGAATTTGTTCTAATTGAGAATTAACATGATTCCTGATATGAAATTGAAAGAACATGCTAGTAAAGATGAGTTAAGAGAGCTGTACTATGAATGTATGAAATCTACTAGATTATTTGCTAGAGTGTTCTTTCCAAATAAATTCTCTATACCGTTTTCTGATAAGATTCATAGCAAAATATTTGAATTGCTTGATGATGATAGTAATCAATTAGTAGCGATAGCTGCACCACGAGGAATTGGTAAGACTAGTATACTATCAGCATTTGCGGCAAGACAATTATGCTATAGGCTTAAAAAGTATATAGTACCGATTAGTTGTACCGCTATGTCTGCATTAGAACAGAGCGAAAACTTGAAGTCTGAACTTACAAATAATGAAAATATAGTAAAGGTATTTGGAGATGCTAAAAGCAACAACTTTAGTAAGGAGTACTGGGATACTGTGTTTGGCTCAAGAGTGCGTCCACTTGGGGCAGACCAACAATTCAGGGGAAGACTATTTGGTAGTTCTCGTGTTGATTTGTTTTTGGCAGATGACTTGGAAAGTCCTGAGCGTTCTGATAATGAGGAGCAACGGGAAAAAAGAAAAAAATGGTTTTATAGCGATGTGCTCAACTCGGTAAATAGACATAGGAAGGATTGGAGAGTTATTGTAGTTGGAACTATTTTACATGAAGATTCACTTCTTGCAAATTTATTAGATAATAAAGACTTTGCGTCAGTTAGACTTGAGTTATGTGATGATGAATTTAATTCCAACTGGGAAGAAGCATTTAGTACTGAAGAAGTGAAAATCCTATATAATCAATTCTCAAATGCTAATGAAGTTGATGTATTTTTTAGGGAATATAGAAATCTTGCAGTACCTGTAGGTGAGCACGCAGCTTTTAAGAAAAGCCTGTTCAAGTATTATTCTCCTACTCTGGAAAAAATAGAAGATAATAGTGATGTAGTATTTATAGTAGTAGTAGATCCATGTAAAAAGGAAACTATGCAAACTGCAGAGTCTGCAATAGTAGTATGGGGAATTGATATAGAGAATGGGCTATTTTACTTTGTAGATTATTTTTCAGAGAAAGTTACAGGAAACGCTTTATATGATGAAATCATAAGGTTTATATTAAAGTATAATGCTATTGCCATAGGTATTGAAACTACTGGGTTGGAAGATTGGATAATTGAACCATTTAAGTTTAAAGTAAAACAGAGAGGAATATTTTGTAACATTATAGCATTGAAAGCTGGTAGAGGTTCAGCAAGAGGTAAGGGAAAGGAGCTTAGAATAAGAGGTCTTATTCCTTACTATGAACAAGGCAAGGTGTTTCATAATATACTGAAATGTGATAGATATGAAGTACAATTATTGAGTTTTCCAAAAGCCACTAGATGGGATATTATGGATGCTGCTTCATATTTACCTATGATGATAAGGGAGGGGAATCTGATATTTAATACTAAACAGAGAGATGAGATTACACTTAAATCTATTATGCCTCTTCCTAAACTTGTGAGACCTAACTATTGGATGTAAGGTGTGTTCAAAAATCGAACACATCTATTTGAATGAAAGGAAAGTATGGATAAGAAATATGTTGGTATGAATTATAAGAATGTGGACTATAAGTATAAGTACCCAAAAGGTCTTAACCTAAAACCTGGGTCAAAACTACATGATGATTTGGTTAATGTAGTTATGGATTATATTAAAGAGTCTTATGATGTAATGTCTAAAAGGTATCCATCCTGGCGAGAAATTAATAGAGTCCTGACATCATATATCCCAACTGATAGCTATGAAGATGCAATTAAAAATGCAGATCCTAGAAAACCGTTAAGTATGGTAATACCAAAATCATTCGCAACACTTGATACTCTTCTTGCCTACTTTATGGCTGCATTTGGTGAACACCCTATATTCAGATATTCAGGGTATAGTGCTGATGATATAGTTGGAGCAAAGAAATTAGAACTGGCAGTAGGAATGCAGAATATAATGAAAAAAACTCTTCTCAATTTAAGAACCGCCTGGAGAGATGGATTTGCTTACGGAATAGGTGGGGTTAGTAATTTTTTTACAAAAGATATTGTCAGAAATGAGTTTAAGACCACCAAAGAAGAGACTAGTAAACTGTCGTGGAGAGGATTATTTAGTGGGTTGACTTTAAGTGATAATGTGGCAAATATAGTAAAAGAGAAAATAGTGTATGAGGGTAATAGTGTTACTAATCTAGACCCATTTTGTATGTTTCCAGATATTAATGTAAATTATAACGATATACAAAAAGGAAGTTACTTTGGATGGATTCATAAGACTAATATTTTTGATTTACTATCTGATGAAAAGGCTGGGAATGGAATATTTAATGCACTATATGTTAGACATCTACCACAAGCAACTAGTAGATACTTTTCTTCTGAATCTACTACTGGTAGAACTGATAGATTTACTAATCCATCAGTTTCTTACGGTAAAGATGCTGTGCATATAGTATATGTAGTAGCTAAAATATGTCCAGATATGTATGGGTTAGGAAAGGAAAGTTATCCACAAAAGTGGTTGTTTGGAATAGCTGGGGATTCTATTATTGTTAGAGCTGAACCATTATCTTTTGCACATAATCAATTTCCTATTGCAGTATGTGCACCAGATACAGATGGGCACTCACCTTTGAGTATGGGAAGATTAGAGGTTGTGTATCCTTCTCAAGCTGCAATGGATTGGTTTATATCTACTCATGTAGCGAACTCAAGAAAAACTGTTAATAATATGTTTGTAGTTGATCCTTACATACTAAATATGGACGATATGATTGAGAGTAAGGCAGGATTACTTGCTCGTATAAGTAATAGATTCTGGGGAGAAGCGGGAGCAGTTGATAAGGCAATTAAACAGCTACCAGTGTATGATGTAACTAGAGGCAATATCGCAGATGCAGCTTACTTATCAGATGTAATGAGAGAAGCAGCTGGAGATGCAGAAAACGTAGTCGGTATGCAAAGAAAGCATTCTGGACGTGTTACTGCTGCAGAGATAACAACTTCTAGGTCTTCTGCATTAGGAAGACTGGCAAGTTTAGCCCAAATTGTTAGTATGCAGCTGCATCAGGACTTGTCTTTTCAACAGGGACACAATACCATACAGTTTATGAGTGATGATATATGGGCAGAGATAATTGGCGATGAAAGAGAATATGCAGAGCTAATGCCACAACAAAATAGAGTTCCTATAACTAGATCTGATATTGATATTAACTTCAATATTGTTCCTGGAGACGGTACTATTCCAGGTGCTGTTGATGTAACAACATTGCAACAAATGTTTCAAATTATAGCTACACAGCCAGCTCTATATCCATTGTACGATTTAGGAAAATTATTCACAGTAATTGCAAAAGGAGCTGGAGTAAAGAACATATCTCATTATTTAAAAAATGTCTCGGCTACAACTATGCCTGATGAAGAGGTAGTTAGACAAGCCGAGAAAGGAAACTTAATCCAATTATAGGAGACTAAGTATGAAACACACAAAGTATGCCGAGATAGTAAAAGCAGATGCTATGGTACAGGCAGAATTGGGAATAATTACAAAAGATAAGTTATCTGGAAGTTATCAACAGTTCTGCTTATTTCAAGAAAATATTTGCTGGGTTGATATAGTAGGGTTTTTACTTGAAAAGTTATCATTGTTCAACAAAAGACTTATAGTGGCAAGGGAAATAGATGATATTGCCAGACTACAAGGACAGATAACTGAAATTCGTCAATTAATAGATTTACCAAAAATAATAGCTGAAGAATTAAAAAGGGAGACCAAAAATGAAACAACCATTACAAAGTGATGTAAGTAATGTGTCAAATGTAGGTAATGCTGTATCTAGTGGTGCAGCAGCTGCGCAAGCTAAAATATCAACTGTTGCACCTGTTGCGCCTGTTGAGCAACCTCCTGTACAGACACAGGAGCAGGTAATTACACCAGAGACTTTGCAGGCACAAATTAAAGATATTGTAAAAGAAGCATTCTTACAATATGCACCACAGCAAGTACAAGGACAACAGGAACCTACTAAATTAGCCCTTAGTCCTCAACCTATTGCAACTAGTAAAGAAGAATTAGATGCAATGTTGGAAGATCCAAGTAAGTTGTCAAAACGTGTAAATGAGTTAGTATTTTCATATATTGAGCAAGCATTTACAACACTTCCTAGTATGATTAATAATACTGTAGTAAATGCTGTATCTTTAGTAAAGGAAACAGAGAGCTTTTTTGCAAATAATCCTGACCTAATACCATACGAAGGTATTCTTGGTCAAACACTAACAGAGTTGCATGCTCGGTTTCCACAAATGACTATAAATCACTTGCTCCAAGAATCTGGGAGAACACTCAGGACTAAATACAATTTGCTTCCTCGTCCTTCTGCAGCTCAAACTCTTCCTATTCCTCCTATTGCCCCTGGTGGAAATGGAGGAGCAACAGGTAACTATGCTCCTCCATCTGCTACTAGTCCACAACAGGTGGGTAAAAGAAGTTTGGCAGATGAGGTTGCAAGAACTTTTAATATTAAATAACCTAACTGGAGGCTGTATGGAACCATCAAATAGTCGAATTGACCGTAACGTAGCTGGATTAGTTAATCGAGTCTACAATCTTACACAAGGAACCATAACTGCATTTTATCTTAAATCCTACCAGGATATAGTACGAATTACTACTACTGCTGGTTCTGGTAATATGACCGTTTATCTTCCGCCTGTATCACAATGTATAGGAAAGCTTCTTTCTATTATGTTGATAGCTCGGGGAGGTACTGAAGTAGTATCAATTGCAGACATAGACGATTCACTGGATTGGGTAGATATTACAAATATGGATGCAGTTAATGATTCATTACTACTGTACTGTGATGGTCTAAAGTGGCATGTAGTAAAGAACGACATAGCATAGAAGGAACAAGTAGTATAGCTATGGCACCAACATCTTAATAATTAATAATAGTCTTCTGCTGGAGACCCAGAAGTCAACTTAACAGAGGAGAATAATATGTCAAGTTTTATGGGAATGAGAGGAAGTGGTAACTTTGCGGCTAATGAGCGACCCGAAAGTTGGCTCCAGGGAATTCTGTATGAGTATCCTAATGGAGATGCACCACTTATTGCAATTTCGTCTATGATGAAGTCAGAGCCAGTAGATGACCCGCACTTTCACTGGTGGACTAAATCACTACCGTCACAAAGGGCTACTGTAACTGGAAGTTATATTAATGCAGCTTTAAGTACTGCCTATGTCTATGCAACTCATCAGGCAACTCATGGTGTTACAGGTGGAGTTGTGTACATGAAAATGAGTGCCACAGATGTTGTACACTTTCGGATTGGTCATCAAGTAGTATTACGCGATGCAGATAGACCAAGTGTTACTGTTCTTGGCAAGGTAATTGCTAGACAAGCTAATGGCAACAGTTCATATATTGGATTGATGCTTCTCGAAGCTGATGATAACGACCCAAGTCCTGCTACGTATAATATATCAACAGTTGATGTGGCAATTGTTGGGGCTTCTATGCAGCCTGAAGGCTCTCCAATGCCTGATACTATTGCATATAACCCTATAGAGTATGAAAATTTCACTCAAATTATTGAGACTCCCTTATTCATTACACGTACAGCAATGAGAACAAAGCTGCGGACTGAAGATGCATATCTAGAAGCAAAGAGAGAAGCTGCAGAGATTCATTCCATTGCCATGGAAATGCAAAGAATTTTTGGCGTTCCCTATTCTGGAGTTGGAGATAACGCAAAAAAGGAGCGTTCTAGTATGGGATGGCTACACTTTATTAAAACGTATGCACCTAATAATGTAAGTGATTTTCCTACTAGCTCTATATATGCAGGTAAAACTTGGGTTCAAGCTGGAAAGACATGGTTGAATGCCTCGTTAGAGCAGATATTCAGATATGGTTCAAATGAGAAGTTAGCATTATGTGGTAGTGGAGCACTACTTGGTATTAATACTCTAGCAGAGACATATGGAAGTATTAATTTAGTACCAGGCGCTCCAGCATATGGAATAAAGGTAAAAACTTGGGAAACTCCAGTTGGTACATTACATTTAAAGACACATCCTAAATTTAACCAGGAAGAGACAATGCGATACTCTATGCTAATTATAGAACCTAAAAATATGATTAGACGAGTGATTGATGATGTAACCTTTAAAGCTGACAACGAATTTGAAGGTGGAGTTGGAAAGGTTGATGGAAAGAATGAAAGTTTTATTTCCGAAGATGGATGTGAATTTCACTTTCCAAATAACCATGGCTTTTTGACTGGTGTAGGTCAAAATAATAATTTGTAGTACAGATGAACAAAGTGCGTATATTACAATGTACGCACTTATGTTCAATTTTCGAACACATCTTATAATGAGGATAAAGTGAATTTATTACAACTTAGAACATTTTTTATTAGTACCTATGGTAAATTTAATCTAGTAAAAGATAATGTTAGCTATGTAGATAATGGTGCTAATGAATATATAAACTTAGCATTAAAGTATCTAGAATCTAAATATCCTCAAGATTCTAGTGTTAGGGTTTATAAGAAGGATGTAGCTGCAAATACATACAGAGTAGATATAACTCTAGCTAAATATATATCTTCTGTGTGGTGGCAAACTGATAGTTCATTTACTCAATTAGAGCCAATTAAGTATAGTAAATTATTGGAAAATTATATAAAACCCATTACAGAAAATAATAGTGGAGATGTTATTTATTATTGTGCTGTAACTAATAAGCTACATCCTTCTCAAAAATCTTTAACCTCTGCTAACTATACTACTCAATTTACAAGAGGAGGTAGTGAAATATTATTTTCAGACCAGGGGGATGCTGAAGAGTATGATAGTATTATACTTGCGCCAATTCCAGCGTCTAATGGAACAATAACGATAGAAGGAAAGTTTATAGAGCAGCTAGTAGATGATACTGATATCTGTATTTGGTCTGTTAAGTATCCATTACTTGTAGCTACAGTAGCTAATATGCTATATGATGGGCTTAGAGGTGGTATTGATTCTATGAGTAGATTTGTGTTAGCTGTAGATACACTTATGAAAGAATTTAGTAAGGATAGAGTTAACGAAGAAATAAGGTTATTTAATCAGATAGGAGGTTAGTGTGATAGTAAGTAGAGTATCTACACTTATTGATTATAAGTCAGTAAAAATTAGAAAGCTTGTAGAAAGAGTGAAGGATTATTGTGATTCACTAAATATTTTGGAGGTAAGTATGGATTTAAGTAAGTTGTCAGATAAAGAACTAAATGTTCTTGTAGAAAAGGATTTAGGTGGCAGAGTAGGAATACTTATTAGAGAAGAAGTAGAACGAAGGAGCAAAGATAGTATTGTAGATAATACTAAAGAGTTGATACCACAGCAAAAAGCTAGAAAAACTAAATCATCTGGAGTATTAAAACAGTGAGTATGTATGATATTACTGGCATCTTTCGTAAAGGATTACGTAAAAGTAGTAGAGATGTTGACGGTGGAGCTATTGTATTTAATAATCTCGAACCTAAAGCATCTGGCATCTTTGGGTATCGACCTATATATCCTGTAGTAAGTGAGGAAATATTACGGAGATATGGTATTGTAATAGTTCCACCGTTTCCTCAAGTATATGTTGGTAAACAACATACTTTTCTACTTGATAGAAATACTATTTTCATAGTAGGGGAAGATGATATATATCCTATTTCTACATATGATATTACTAGTCCTTCTACACCTAAAGCTATAACTCCTGGAGACCCTTGGCAGATAGCAGATGCTGGAGAATCAGTACTATTTTTTAATGGATACTGTTCTGTACTAATGTTAGGTACTGAAAGAATGAAAGAAAGACCAGAAAAACTTTATGTAAGTACCCTAGCAGTTAACGCTGGAACTTATTATAAAGGTAGATTTATTTTTGGTGGCTTTCGGTATGGGATAAGTTCGACTTGGAAAGATTTCTGGAAAAGTTTAGCTGACGTAAGAGGTATTAGTCTTAATTATAGTGTAGACTTAAAACTCAATCAAATTTGGTGGACAGTGATTGGAGGTAATGATGTAGGATTCTTGTTTGATTATCAGAGTGCCATGTCTGGCTATATAACTACTAGTGATGGTCTTGCAACTACACCCTTTAATCAGTTTGTACTGGAAATGGTACAGAGGAATGATTTTGGTTCAGCCGTAATGCCTAGTCAGGGAGAAGTTAAGGCTATCAAAAATTTTGGTGGAGGATTTATAGTCTATACTTCATCAGGTATACATTTATTTAAACATAGTTATGAACCTGTTACTGGAACACCAGCTTTTGAACAGGTAGATTTAAGTGATATTGGTATACCTAACGGTGGCTGCGTTGGAGGAGATGAGAGTGTACATCTTATATTAGGTATAGATAGTAAATTAAGACTACTTACGTCTGAAGGATTAAATACTTTAGGATATCGAGAGTGGTTCTCACCATATGCTGGTAATTGGAATCAAATAAGTTATGATAAAATAAATAATAGGTTTTTTATTTGTGTACAGGATAAGACATTTGTATTAAACTTTGATAATGAATATAATGTACCAACATTATCTACTACTAACCAACTTATAACCTCTGTTGCTGTAGGAAAGAGTTTTGTTGCACATGAGCATTATGCTGTAGGATTGGCTACTCCTCCAGATTATATGTATATAGGCGGTGAGTTGTGTAGTGGTATATTAGAACTTAATATGTTAAATCAGATGTTTATTCATGGAGGATTTGTAGGTGGAGACTTTAATGAAACATACCCTAATATGTATGTTGAGTACAGATTCAAACGAGGTGATACATTCGTTAGAGGTAATGAGATGAAAACAAATAATGAAGGATATACGGAGTTAATGTGTAATGCTTTAGACTTTAGGGTTGGAGTTAAGTTTGTTGATATAAGAAATGTCGGACTTAAGTCGATTAAAGTTGCGCTGAGTTCATCTGAAAATAGATATGGAAGAGATTAAATGCTAGTAGAACTTACAATAGACCAAGCAATGGAAATGTGGAATAGCATTAAAGCTTCTATTCAAGAAGTGTTACCTGGAAAGTGGAAAACAGAAGAGCATATTGGTCTTCTACTTGTCCAAGCAGTACAGTCTGGGATACTAGTACCCTGGGTAATTTTCGAAACTGGTAATATAATTGCTGTTCTTACTACTACAATACAAGAAGACAAGATTACAGGAATAAGGAATTTACTTATATATTCTGTAAAGAGTAGAAAAGATAAATCGTTTTCTGATGTAGATTGGGATTCAGCACTTAGCACTTTGAAAAATTATGCTAGAGGTAAGGGTTGTAATAATATTGTAGCCTATACTACAGTGCCATATATAGCTTCACAAGTAGAGAAGTTTGGATGGCAGAAAGAACTATTCATTTTTACGGAGGTATAATATGGGACCTGGTGCAGGTGGTGGAGGTAATGCTGCTACGTGGGATATAGATTTTAAAGTAGCTATGATGGATATGCTGACTCACGCTAATGCAGATACTTTTGACCTCTCAATAGCCGATGTTATCAATAATGCTGTGTCAGAAACGGGTAATCCGTATTCAGGAGAGTACGCATTTGACCCAAGTGCTCAGCTTTCTAATATGGATATGGCGGTTAATAGATTTGCAGTTAATGTAGATACTAATACAGTTGAAGCAGTTCAATCTAGAGTTAAACAGTTAGTAGACTCTGATTTATTAACGTTTGGTTCATCAAATAGTTTTAGAGATGTTGTAGCTAGTATACTTAACTCTGTAGTTCGTTCAACTGTGGCTGAGCTTATGTATATGACTCCTGTGGCAAGAGCAGAAGGAGTAAATAATTCTGATGTAGCTATAAGCAACGCAGCGTCTAAACTTTCTATAATTAATCAAATAGTTAATAATGATGCTGGCAAGTTAGATAGTGAAAGTATGGGTAGAGTAATTAGTAACAGTAGTACAATATCTGCACAGGAGTTTGATGAAATACTCATGAGAGCTAGTGATGGAGATGATATTGTTGATGCTATACTTACACGTTCAAAACAAGTTGGAGTAGAAATTAGCAATGAACAACTTATACAAATTAATCAAGTAGTAAAGTCTATTATAACAGATTTAACTGATATTGATGATGCAGCTAACAATTTATATATAAGTAGCAGAGTTCATGGCAAAGCAGATTCTGCTGAAGACCTGTCTGCTGCAGTTGCTAGTTTAGACGAGGTTATATCTCAGGGTAATGAAAAATCTAAAATCATTGCAAATGACATAGTGCCCGATTTATATGCTAATCTGCATACAGATAAAGTTGAAGTACTACAGAGTAGTGCAGAGAACATTACTAAAAAGACAATGTACGATGGAAGAAACTTATCTGCACAAAATATTGAAGAATTTATTAGACAATCTACTAGTTGGTTATCTGTATCTATTAACTCAATAGTGGAGTCTGCATTACAAAAATCTTCGGAAGCTGCAAGTTCAACTTGGATTGATTCAGCTAGAACAAGTTATGAGAATAGTAAACTCCCTGGTCACTTAAGGTCGATTGCGAGGTATGCAAGTGGAATGGCGTCTCTCAACGCAGTTCAGCACAGCACATTTGTGATAGGTATGGCACTAATGGAATCTGAATTTGATAAAGAAGTAGACTTGTATGCATCTCAACTTTCTGTGGAAATGGCTAAAGATACATTTAATGCCTATGTAAATCAGATGAATAACTTAATGCAGCACAGTATGGATGCATTTATAAGTAATATCAAAATCTATCTTGATGAGAATACATCTAATTATAGTAAATTTGATAAAATGTTTACTACGATATTCTCTAGTCATCTAGAGGCATACTTTAAGGCATTAAGTTTATGTCTAAATGAATTCAATGCAAGTGCCGCAATATTGTTTCAAAGGGCTGATAAATCAGTTGATACTAGAACTGCACTACAACAGGCACTTAGTCAAGCACAAACACAGCTTCTTCAAACACAAATAAGTGCAACTGACAATAATACTCAAAAAGTACTATCCTCTAAAATGGGGATGAGTGAAGGGTTGATGAAGTTATATGCAAGTGCAAGACAAAATGCTGACGGAGTAGCTGCTAATATCTATGCTACAAGTAGAAGTGAGATAGATAAAAGAATAGGAGACCTTGTTGGGTTGTATTCTAATCAAATTACATCTAGTACATCATCCATAATGGACTTTTTTAAAACAGTTGCCATAGGTACTATTGACTCTGAAGCTAAAATAGGATTAGCTCTAGACCAGATGAGGGTACAGTATAAACAGGCAGCTAGTGAATTATTGACATCTTATATTACATCACTTCAAGATAAAGAAGTTCAGGCAATGCACTACAGTATCGAGCGAGATAGGATTGCAATTGCAGCGTTAGCTGACCAATACAATGCTAATCTAGATATAAGTAGTGGGTATGCTCGTTGGGATTTAGAAGCATTTCAATACGGAAGTAATGCAATGGCATCTGGATTTGGTGGGGTAGTGTCTAACCCACAGGCAAATACTAAGCGTCAATCAGCGCTAAGTGGTGCTTTAGCGGGTGCCCTAATAGGGGCAAAGGTTAGCGGTGGTCATCCTATAGGTGTAGGAATAGGTGCTGCAGTTGGGCTTTTAAGTGCCTATGTTTAACCAATAAGATATGTTCGATTTTTGAACAAAAGTAATTATGAA